GACCGGCTTGCGCCAGTCTGTATCTACGCTCGAGTCATCGTCCGTTGGCTCATAACTAACGGAGTAATGAAGTGATATCATTCCTGAAATTTGCAACAAACTTCAGCCTGATTCGTAGCGTTTGTGCAAGGCTCGCACGTGCGGTATCCACCGCTCGTGGTCTCCGAGTCTTGAACTGGTTTCGCCGTGAGGCTCAACCGGGAAAATCGGGCATCTCCTGGGAGATGGTCCCGTATACCTTTCAGCTTGATTGGTATGTAGAAGACACAAAAATCAGCACTTCAGTGCTGAAGGTCACCGTTCCGCGTGACCCTTCTACCGTTGTCCCTCCTGTGAAGGAGGGTTATCCGCGTTGCTCCAGCAAGGCAGCGCTGACCTGCGGCAAGGATTCTCATCCTTGCTTTGTCCCTGTGGGTGATCAATGACCACCCCGCTCTTTAGTCGGGCTTTCGATAGCCAAACTAACGCCTCCAGTTCTACTGAGAATAAACGATGGATGGTGCAGACGAAACCGAATAATCTTCGGCTCCCGTACTCCCACAATCGCGCGTTCTCGCCGAACTTTTCTTTAGGCGGTTTCTCGTATGTTATGGCCGATTCCCTTTGGGACGACCTCTACTTTCGAGCTTACAAGAGTTTCAAAGGCAAGATAGCAGACAACGCCCAGCTCGGTGTGGCAGCTCTCGAGTGGAGAAAGTCCCTAGGGATGATCACTGCTCGAGCTACACAACTTTATGACTTCACAAAAGCCATGAAGCAACTGAGATTCGCCGACGCCTACTCCTATCTGACAATTGATCCCTACGCTTCCCTCCACCGCCCCGGCGAACACCGCGTTCGCCGAAATCGGTTAAAGGATTTCTCGCTCGCGCGAGATGCGAATATCATCGTTGAGAGAGGGAATATCGCGAGAAAACTCGCGAGTGAGGCAGGTGGGGCCCAGCTTGAGAAATCTTTCGGCTGGGTTCCGCTGATGTCGGACATGTACAAGGCTGCCCGTCTAATTGACAGGCCTATTCGCCCAAAGACCGTCCGCGGTCGTGCAAGCGATTTCTTAGACAAGTCCTCCGTGACTTATCAGTTTGGTTACCCTATCAAACTGAGCTCTGGAGGTCCCTCTAAGGTACAGATTATCGCTGATGTTTCGGTTAACAACCCTAACTTAGCGCTTGCGAACCATTTGGGCCTTGTGAACCCATTGAGTATCGCCTGGGAACTTGTTCCCTGGAGCTTCGCAGTTGATTGGTTTGTTGACTTCGGGTCCTGGCTCGAACAATTCTCCGATTTCGTTGGTCTCTCCTTAGATCAACCTGCTGTGTCGAAGTACCACATGACTGCTGCTAGCAAGAAATATGCTCAGCAAATCGGTGGTTACCAGTATGATGCGCAAGTGTCCGATTTTTATCGGATTGTGGGGCCCCTTACGGGGCCTCCCTTGCAAATCAATAACCCCTTCGTGGGTTTGAGCGCGGGGCGGGCCATCAACATGGTTTCGCTCCTCGTGCAGAAGCTAAAAGCTCCTGCGAAATTCAATCGAGTGATCTAAGGTTAACATCTCCTTGGTTACTTGACCGGTCCCGAAAGAGACCGGCTCCCTTCCACCCGCACCTTATAGGTGCAAATGAAAGTATAGCATGACCGCTCTCGCGAACATGACTGTGAAGAAGGCTGATGGATCCACCGACGTGCTGTGGACCGGCGCAGTACCAAGCAGTGGAGATAAATCTCCTGCTGTTTGGGAAAACCGCACGGTTGGCACAGCCCCTGCACACTTCCCGAAGTTGTCCGTCACGTCGACGGGTTTCGGTCCCAATGGGACGATTCGCAAGGTCAGTGGTGTTGTTCGTTGGCCTGTGGTCGTCGAAGATGCCAATGGACGGAAAACTGTCACTGGGTACAACCAGCTTAGCTGTGTTGCCCAAATCGACCAAAACACCGAGACTGCGGACATTTCCGAAGTGGTCAAGCAGGGTATTAACCTGTTCGACCACGCGGACTTTGTCTCGCAGTGCATCGAGGGTCGGGCTGCTACGTAAGTAGCCGCCGCAGTTTCCGGCCGTTTCGTTACTCCTTTGTAATGAAGCCTTATAGCGAAGTACTCGGGCAATGCTCGAGTCCTGTCTTAGCACTTTGCGAAGACATCGGCACTCCCCGGGCTTTGACAGTAGCGATACTGCTGAGGCACGGAGAGTTTGATGAACTAGCCAAATTGGAAGTTCATCCACAGACATATCTCAATGGTTGGAGATATCGTGACGACGCAATTGTCACGAATCTCTTCAGGAAAACCGAAGACCTCCCTACTACTTTCGACCGCGAGGCCGAGGCAGTGGAGAACTTCTGGAAGTCTGAGAGAAAATGTCTTAGCACTAATATGCGTCTAGCCCCTTTGTTGGACGGATTCTACGGTGAAAATCCCATGGATCCCAATGATGAAGGCGTGCGTCGTTTCTTTGACGACGTTCGTAAAATGGTGAAGGACATATTGGGTCCCCTTCCGGAATTCAGGGCCCTAGAGCCCCTCTACATTCCGCCCACCCGTGAGGGAACGGCGGCTGGTGTAGGACAGAATAAGGGTCGTAATCGATACGTTCGCGTATCGCCACGGCCCCCTGATGTCCTCCTGGAAGGAAGATTTGGTCCCGGTGCGACCTATGCTGATCGCGGCAGGTACACGACGTTACCTGACAAAATGTCCTCGAATCCAACACTTACCAGCGAATGCTGGCCGTGCCTGTTTCAATGGTCCGGCACCGCATGGGCATCCGCCTGTGCCGCTTCGCGTAGAGATCCAACCTTTGTCTCCGGGAACAGGTTTACAACTGTCCCAAAGGACTGTCGAAAAGACCGCGGCATTGCCGTGGAGCCTTCGATAAACCTATACTATCAGCTCGCTTTCGGGCGATACCTGAAGTCACGGTTAAAAAGATCAGGCATAGACCTGAAGGAGGGACAAACAATTCACCGCCGGATGGCGTGTGAAGCCTCTAAGTCAAGGCTGTTTGCAACCCTAGATCTCTCAAATGCTAGCGACACCGTGTGCACAAATTTGGTAAAACTTGTGCTCCCACCTACCTGGTTCGAAGCGCTCAACATGCTCCGAAGCCCGACTACCGAGATTGTAAAGTCTCATAAGCCGAGCTTTTCCCGTTGTGAGGGGAATGCCAGAGTACTGCTAGAGAAATTTAGCAGCATGGGTAACGGTTTCACGTTTGAGCTTGAAACGCTCATTTTCCTTTCTATCTGTTTGGTTGCCGTGAGGCAAAAACACTGGACAGATCCTATCCCAGGTGTAGATGTCTTCGTCTATGGCGATGATATTATCATACCGACGGACTGCGCTGAGGACGTGATCTCTGCGTTACGATATTGCGGTTTCGACCTCAACGACAAAAATCTTTTGTCGAGGGTCCCTTCCGTGAGAGTTGTGGCGGGGATTATTGGTGTGGCCTGGACGTTCGTCCGTACCACATTGAGAAATTACCCAATGAACCACAACACTATATCGCCCTTGCTAATGGCCTACGCCATTTGGGTTGTTCAGACCCTGATGGTAATATTGACGACCATCGGTTTCTGCGGGCTTGGTTACGCATCTTGGATGCTATACCGAGTAATATCCGCAGGGCTCGTGGCCCTAAATATTTAGGTGACCTCCTTATCCATGACTCGAAAGAGAAGTGGGTTTGGCGTCGCAGGTGGACGCAAATCAAGTACTATCTTGTCTACAGACCCATTCCCGGCCGTAAGGTCGAGATGAAGTTCTTTAAAGACGAGGTTGTACTAGCTAGTGCCTTGTACGTGATCGGGCCTGAAAACCCTAGACTATCACAGGGGGGTGTTTTGCCCCGTGATAGTGTGTCAGGTCACAAACTTGGCTGGGCGAGGTCACCCTAGGGTGGCCTCGGACGGAATCCTTTATAGGACCGTCTTCGCTGTTGGCTGACTGCCAAACTGGAG